AAACTACACAACTCACCCATATGTCTTTTTGGTCTACATCTTTTGTTTACGGAGTCTTTATCTGTATCTGTAGCTGTACTACCCATAAAAACAGATGTAGGTTGTATTTTAATTCCTGAATTTCCTAAATCAAAATCTACTCTAGTTATTGATGCACTACAAAACTCTTCATCACCCCAAAAAGGTCTAACGTCTATAGATTTTTGTTGACCTACAATTTGTGGTAGGTTATCTAAAGATGGGTCATCCCTAAATCTAGTTCCATCAAATTTAGAATCTGGAAATCCTAATTGTTTAAAGTCTTGTGGTAACATCGAGAAACATCCTATGTCACTCATATCAACATCCATAATAAGTGTTTGGTCACCAACTGGCACACCATATATCATAAAATCACCAGCCTCATTAGTTTTTACGGTAAATTTATAGTATTTGTCATAAACATACTGAATTTCTTGTTTATCTAAAACATCATCTATGGTTGGAAAAGTTCCTACGGGAACATGACAATCAAAATTTGGTTTGGAGCTAAGTAAGTTGTACCTTTTACCATCTGGTGTAGTATCGAAAGGTTGTGTGTATGGATATAGTAGTCTAACTACTTCATTTTGTTCATCTTCCACATCTATAGGTACAAATATAGAAACTTTAGCGTTTGGTATTCCGTACCCACCGTTTGACGTAACTCTACCTACAACCACACCAAAATCAGCACACATTCTTGTGTATACGTCATTTTGTGAAAGAGACAAACTTAATATTTCTAATAAGTCAAAATCTTGTTTTAAGTTGAAGCTAACTTTTTGGTCTTTACCAACCTGTGTCCTTACTCTAATAGATTTATGCATCTTTTAAATTAATATTAACCTTTTTAAGGTTTATGGTGTTTATAAAATAAATAGTTCCACCACTAAAATTAAAAGTAAGTTATGGTATAATATAGTAAAGTTTAAGAGAATGTGGGTTTAGTGTTCCTCTTGGTTCTAACTGCTATGTCTTTTTGAGGTGACATTATCTGTAATATTTCATCTGGTTGTGCAAAAATAGTGTCGTCTATTAGACCTATTTGTTTTGTTGTGTTGTTGATATATGGTTGGGTACTTACTGATTGAGAGTATGGGTCACCTACTTGGTTGTACACCCTAACGTCAACAATATTCGATACTCCTTCTTGGTTCATTATTTGTTTTCTTAGTTCACCTAAAGATAGGTCTTGTCCCATTTCTATTTTATCAGTTTTAAAATAATCACCAACAACCGTAATTACATTAGTTACAACTTCTGACTGATTTACATCATTAGCAATAATTAAATCTATTTCTAATCTAAGGTCAATTACTTTTGCTGACCCAACCATTATATAATCATTTATCATTCTATGATTAGAGAGATATGTAGATATATTATTTTTTAAAGTGGAACTTACATTAGATGTTAATGTACCTTCAGGTGTATAGGAAAGTACGTTTAATTTTATTTTGTTTTCTACTTCAGTTGCACTAGCTTTTGCTGGTGCCCCAAAAGATGAAGGCATTGTTCTTAATTGTGAAACATAATCATTTATAGTAACTGCTCTTTTTTGAGCTGCAAAATTAAATGAAATATAATTTCTAATTTCATCTTGACTCATTGGGTCCGCTCCTCCTATGGCTGAAGTAACATTATTTACCGCTAAACTGTTAATTACTGACTGATTGACTTGTTGACTGGGTCCAGCAACTACAAAATCAATTAACCCAACATTTCTTACTGAACCAGCACCTATATTAGATGATTTACCACCACCCACTCTATATTGTATAAATAAAGTATTATTTCCTTTTACTGTATCACCTAAGGCTATATTGTTCATAAATTTAGACATGTCTAACTTAACACCTTTAGAAGTAAATTCGTCTAAAAGGTCTTGTGATGTTTGGTTACCACCACCAAAAGTTAAGAAGAAAAAACCTTCTGGGGTGTATTCTGTAACAAATCTTTGTGGTGCTGTAACATACTTTCCTACTTTGATACCGACATTATCTGGTGGAGAAGATGGGTCTTCAATAAAGACTTCGTTTTGTGCTAATGCATCCACCTCATACCATTTATTTACTAATGGTGAAATAAATTCTGAAGAATTAGGTAAGGATTGGTACCCCACACCAGACTTTTGTATTATAGATGTAACAGATATAATATTTTTTTCTGGTAAAAATAACTTAAAAAATGGTTTATTATTACTGTCTAAAATTTCTTTTTTAAATATTTTAGTTGTTCCATTTACCAAAACCTCCCGTTTGGTGATTGTATAGTTAACTAAAATACCGTTAGCGTCAAAATTAGGTATTTTAGTTCTGTTTGGAATACCTTCTACACTATACGGTGATGAAAAGTCACAATCGTCTACTAACTCGAATATCTGACCACCACCATTAAATTGTGCCCCAGCTCTTAAAAGACCTAAATATTTAAAATCTTCTTTATCACCTAAAGCCGGTACAACTACAGATAAATCACCAACTGTTACAGAAGGTCTATTACCTGGCACTTTTAAACCATAAGTTCTAGCTAGATTATATAAAGAACTTCTTTCCTCAGCAAATTGTAACACTGTTTCTTGAAATGTTCTGTCTATCTGAAAGTTTAGATTATCTGCTACTGCCGCGTTTAAATCTAAAAATACTGAGTATATAGATGCGTCATTAGCATTTTGTATTAAATCTGGATAGTAGGTATTGGTTAATCTTAGTAACTCATTTCTTATCCCTAGAAAATCTCTTTCTGTGTATGCTATTTGTTTTTCCGCCATATTATAAATTAATTATTACAAAGTCCTTAGTTTGAAAAACGTTGTCCCCTGAGGTGTAGTCAATTCTTACTCTCATAGAATATTCTTTTTCACTAGAACCGACAAAACTAAAACTATTATCTTCCATATCTGGACTATTTATTTCTTGTTTTTCTTCTTGCCTAACATCTTCTGCTGTTTTTACTTCTATTTTAGTAATTACTAGATTAGGTATATACATATCTACCGCTTCTCTTATTTCTGTATCTATAGATGTCTTAGTTGCTGAATCCATAGGTTCAAAAATATACCTCATTAAATTTGTACCAAAATCAGGTAAAAAATAACGTGTGCCTTTTAAAGTCAGTATTAAGTGGATTAAATTAGAACGTACTTCACTATCAGGAGTTTTGTTAAGTCCTAAAAAAAACCCTTGTTGACTATCCGTAAATGGAAATGTTATACCGTATCTTTGGTTGGGCATGCTTTTTTATAATAAATACTTCAAAGATTGGTTTGGTGTGTATTAATTCCACCACCTTTTAAATCTTTGTTCATTTTTTGGTATTTTGGCCAATATGGGCAGTGTCTACAGCGACTACCACAACAACTACCTCTTTTTTTGTGATAGTTTTCTGTCATGACCATTGTACCACCTTCCCAATAAAAATCATCTTGTTGTAGTTTTGGTTTCACAAATTCTTTATAGTGTAGTTCTGTAATCCAATCGTCTCTTCTATTCATTTTTTACTTCTTTTATTTCTTCATTATGTCCACAGTGGGGACATATTATTAAAATAGGTAACTTTTTTTCATTTTCTGGTACATTATTAGAAAACAAATGGTAGTCAGCAATTGACCACCATTTATTACATTTACCACAATTAAAATGATATAATATTTCTTTACTTACCTTATGCCTCATCTAATTCTTTTTCTTCTTTTATAGATTTTAAATCAACATCTATTTCACAACTACCCCCAGCACACGCTAATTCACCAGTTAAATTTGTATTATCATCTAATTCAACAACCATACTTAAATTAACGTCTTGTAAAGATTCCATCATTTCTTCATACTTTTCTTCTGTAATATCTTCGAATGGAGCTTGAGTGTATGTTCCACCATTATATGGTAATACCGATAAACCGTTATAAGATTTTCTGTTTTCCCACATCCACTCACCAGCTGCGTCCCATTCATGTTCTCTTAATGAAATTGTAGCTGACACATTGTGTGAATTTGAACCGTTTCTATGACCGGCTTTTACCCATTCTGTTGCAACTTTTTTAACCCTTTCTAGTAGTTGAAATGGGGATTCAGTTCTCATGATTGAGCCTTCTGGGGCCTTTTGTGGTATACTTATTACGGCAGTATCATGTGGTCTAAAATATTCATCTTCAACAAGTTCGGGGTGATTTTCATTCAAATAAGTATATATAGCTTCATTTTTACCAACCCTAACTCTTCTAATATAGTAGTCGTTATGCCAAGCATGAATACCTGACGATGTCCCTAATGTTAATGAAGTTGTTCCTGCTGGTTTAACAGTTGTACATCTTGCTGATTGATTAATTCCTATTAACTTTGAGATTCTAGTATTTTCTCTTTTTACTAGACTAGCAGCTTTTGACATGTCGTAGTTTAATACTTTTCCAGAACCTATACCAGTCATTGAAACACCTATTAGAGCATCTTTTTCAGTAGTTTGTTGCCATATTTCTCTTAGGTAATGGAATGAGGTGTACCCCGCTTGGAGTGTCCCTATGAATGCTGCAACCTTAACTCTTTCATTTAAATCTTCTTGTGATTCTATGTTTGATACGTTTACCTCACATAGATTGCAGAATTGGTTTGGTCTTAGTGCAATTTCACAACATGGATTAGTCCCCCAATCTTTATCATTGTTTAAATATATACCCGGTTCTCCTGCTCCAGAAAGTTCAACTCTTTTCCAAAGGTCCATAAAAAACTCTTTAGTTATTTTATGCCTCATTAAACAAGCTGAATTATTTGCTCTACCTCTTTGTGGGTTTAATTCCCACCAATTTCCTGATTTACAACCAATCATTTGTTCATCATCAGCACTAAATAACGATATAAGTG